CGTAGAGGAACCGCGCGCGCTGCTGGAGGACCTGCAAATCATGGAGGCCGCAGCGATGACCGTGATCAATAAACAGGGGGCATAGCCATGGCCATGAACATGGAGGCAATGCTCAAGATTCGAGCAAATGTCGTCGGAGAGAACAATATCCGCCGCCTTGGCAACTCCATGCAGGGAGTCCAAGGGCAGGTTAAAAATCTTGCAATGTCATTTGACGGCTTGCGCGCAGCCGTTGGCGGAGTCGCCGGTCTGATCGGTGGCGGCTTGATCATTAACAAAATCTTCGGAGATGCAGCGACACTAGAGAGCCAGGCTCGCAGTCTGCAGGTGCTAACCGGCAGCGCGACTCAGGCATCTCAAATCATTCGAGAACTGCAAAGCTATGGAGCACTGACTCCGTTTGAGTCGACTGAACTGATCGAGACGGCAAAGCGCCTAAATGCTTTTGGAGTTGAATCGAATCGAGTTGTTGATGTTGTAAAAACGCTCGGCGATGTAGCTGGCGCAACCGGCGCCAACTTAGGCGAACTCGCGACGGCCTATGGCCAAGTGGTTGCCAAAGGGCGACTGCAAGGCGAGGAGCTACTGCAATTCCAAGAGCGTGGCGTTGCGCTCTCGGCTGAGTTGCAGAAAATGTATAAGCTGCAAGGCCAAGAATTCACCAAGGCACTCGAAGGTGGAAGAATCAGCGCCCAGGCTGTTGAGGTTGCCATTCAGCGTCTTACGGCTGCCGGCGGCAAATATGCTGATGGTGCCATTGCTCAAAGCGATACCCTAAACGGTAAATTCAGCACACTAAAAGATAACATCACAGGTCTCTCGCAAACAATCGGAACTGTTCTAGGTCCTGCTGTTAAGGCGATTCTGGATTTAGCAATTAATGTAATTGATACAATCAATAAGGCTATCAAGTTGGCAATCAGTGGTCCTCAGCAGGCAGAGGCCACGGCATCTATTCGCGCTGGTCAGTTGCCATTTGGCGGACCCGCTGCTATCGATCGCATCATTGGCGAGCAGCGTCGGCGAGCGCTTCAAAGGCAAGCAGGGAGCGCCTTTTTAGGTGTTGGTTTTAATGAGCAAAACTTCATCAAATTGCTACAGCAACAGCCTGAATTCTCGGCTCGCGGACAACGGCGCGCCGCGTTGCCAGCCACCCCTCCGCTACTGCCTGGTCGCGCGTCGGGCAGTGACGCTGCTGAAAAAGAAAAAGCAGCACAAAAACGTGCTGAGGCTGAGCGTAAGCGAATCGCGGAAGGCATAGCATCTTCGCGTGAGTCACTAGCGCAATCGAGGGCGGAGCTGGCGATTCTTCGCGAAACCGATCCTCTCAGAAAAATCCAGCTCGAATATGCAGAGAGGCGCCGAGCCGTCAGCGCCGCGGCCGATAAGGAATTGCGCCAGCAGTTGCCCATTGAACAGCAGGCCAACATCCAGCGCACCAGATCGGTTGAGATTCAGAAGCTGCAAGTTCAAGAAACCAATGCGCTCATCGAAAAATTCAAGGAGCTGAAGGGCGCCGGCTTCGAGGCCGGCATGGGCGGAGAGCTGTTCTATGCGTCTGTACAGAAAACAACTTCGGCAATGGAAGACTTCCGTGCTGGCATCGGTTCCTACATTGAAAGCATCGGGACACTGGGCGCCAACCTGAGCAATGTCACTCAGACCGCTTTTAAGGGTCTCGAGGATGCCATTGTCTCCCTGACCACTACCGGCACCTTTAGCTTCCGTCAGTTTGCACAATCCATCATCGAGGAGATCACCCGCATGGTCACGCGAATGCTGATCATTGCGCCTCTACTGCGATCTGTGCAGAGCATGTTCGGCGGTGGTGGTGGGGGCGGCTTGCTTGGAGTGGCCAGCACGCTGAGCAAGACCATCGGCTTCGGTGCTAGCGCGATGGGCAACGTCTTTGCCCAGAACGGCATCCAGAAGTTCGCCCGTGGCGGCATCGTCGATAAGCCGACGATGTTCCCCTTCGCCAAGGGCATTGGCCTGATGGGTGAGGCCGGACCTGAGGCGATCATGCCGCTGCGCCGTGGCCGGGATGGCCGCCTCGGTGTGCAAGCCACTAACGGTGGCGGCGGTGTGAGCGTGGTGGTGAATGTTGACGCCAGCGGCACCAGCGTCCAGGGTGATAACGCCAAGGGCGCCGAGTTCGGCCGGGCAATCAGCGAAGCCGTCAAGAATGAGATCGTGATTCAGAAGCGCCCAGGAGGCTTGCTTAACTAATGGCCACCTTCTCCTACACGCCCAGCTTCGAGGCCACTGAGATCAGCAAGCCGAGGGTGGTCACCTTCGAAGCAGGTGATGGCTACCAGCATCGCGTCGGCTTCGGCCTGCACCGCAATGGCAAGGAGTGGCAACTCAACTTCTTAAACCGGACCGATACCGAGCGCGACAACATCACGGCCTTCTTGGATGCTCGAGCTGGCGTCGAGAGCTTTGATTGGACCCCGCCTAGCGGCACTGCTGGCAAGTACATCTGCAGGGAGTGGCAGACCACGCTGCGCTCCTGCAACTTCAATAACATCACTGCCACCTTCATAGAGGTGTTCGAGCCGTAGCCATGGCGATACCCGTCTCAGAGCTACAGAAGATCGCGCCGAGCAGCATCATCGAGCTGTTCGAGCTGCAGCTCGTCACCGCTCTGCATGGCAGCAACACGGTGTACCGCTTCCACGCCGGCAGCAATATGGACGCCAACGGTGAGCTGGTCTGGAATAGCAACAACTATCAGCGGTTCCCGGTCGAGGCCGAAGGATTTGAATACACAGGCACCGGCAGCCTGCCGCGGCCGAAGATCAAGGTGAGCAACATCCTCGGCAGCATCACCACGATCCTCGCGACAGTCAATGCGACCACTGCCGGCAATGATCTGACAGGGGCAACGCTGACCAGGATCCGCACCATGGCGCGCTACATCGATGGCGCCAACTTCACCGGCGGAACCAACCCATACGGCACGCCGGACCCGACCGCTGAGTTCCCGCGGGAGGTCTACAAGATCGCGCGCAAATCATCCGAGAGCCGGCAGATAGTGGAGTTTGAGCTGGCCGCGGCGTTCGACCTAGTGGGTGTGCGGGCGCCGAAGCGGCAGTGCATCGCCAACATCTGCCAATGGGTCTACCGCTCGACAGAGTGCGGCTACACCGGCAGCAATTACTTCGATGCGAACGACAACTCGGTCGCGACACTGGCCGCTGATGTATGCGGCAAACGCCTCAACAGTTGCAAGCTACGGTTCGGGGCGACCTCCGAGCTGCCCTATGGCAGCTTCCCTGGCATCGGCGCCTACACCGTATGAGCTGGAAAGATGACGCCGCACTTCATGCGGCCGAGGAAGATCCGCGTGAGGCTTGCGGCTTGGTGGTCGTTATCAAAGGCCGTCGCCGCTATTGGCCTTGCTGCAATCTGGATCAAGATGGCACACAGTTCGTCCTCTCTCCTGAGGACTATGCGGCTGCTGAGGAGGCAGGGGAAGTCGTAGCTGTCTTCCATAGCCATCCGGTGACGCCGCCGGAACCGAGCCAGGCCGATCTGATCAGCATCGAGGCCACCGGCCTGCCCTGGTTCATCTACAACCCCAAGACTGAAGCCTGGTCTGAAACCCACCCCACTGGCTACAAGGCACCGCTCATTGGCCGGAGCTGGGTGTGGGATGTGAGCGACTGCTGGACACTGGTGCGTGACTGGTACGGCGAGCACGGCATCGATCTGCCGGACTGGGATCGACCGGCCACCCATGCGGACTTCGAGGTGCAGCCGCTATTCGATGGTTTCTGGAAGGATGCTGGCTTCTATCAACTGCCGGAGGAGGAGCCGTTGCAATTTGGCGATGGCCTGCTGATGAACATCGAAGGCCGTGGCCTCAACCACTGCGGTGTGTATATCGGTGATCAGTTGGTGCTGCACCATCTCCGCGGTCGCCTCTCGAGCCGGGATCTGTACGGTGGCTGGTTGCAGTCTTGTTGTGGCCGTAGACTTCGCCATCGCGACGCCGATAAACTGACCGAAGGCTGAGGTTGCCATGCTGCGCGAGATCCGAGTGTATGGGCAGCTCGCCAAGTTCCTCGGACGGCGCAAGTTCATGGCGGCCGTTGATAGTGCAGCAGAAGCGATCCGATTCCTGCTGGCCAACTATCCGCAGGTCGAGCGGCACATGTGCCAAGACGGGCGGCATTACCGCGTGATGGTCGGCGATCATGCCGTAGGAATGGAGGAACTGCATGGTCCGGCTGGCAGCAATGCGATCAAGATCGTGCCGGTGATTGGCGGCGCTGGTGGTGGCGTGGGGCAGATCCTTGCTGGCGTTGCGTTGGTCGCTGCAGCGATCTTCATTCCTGGCCTTGGCCTTGGCCTTGCTGGTGCTGTTGTCACCAAGATCGGCATCCTCGGCGGCGCGCTGATCTTGGGCGGTATCTCGCAGGCGCTGACGCCAACCCCAACGCTGGCCAGCTCTGGCACCTACAGCGGACCACAGGGCACCACGAACACCGAGATGGATCCGCAGAAGTCCTACAGCTTCAGCGGGATTCAGAACACCAGCCGGGCAGGCGTGCCGCTGCCCCTAGCGTTCGGTGAAGTGATCTGCGGCTCCGTGGTGATCTCGGCCGGCATCGACACCGTGCAGATAGAAGCATGAGCGAACTGATCCGTGGCGCAGGTGGAGGCGGTGGAGGCGGCGGTGGGACAACCGTCGTCCAGCAGACTGTTGTCGCGCCAACTCGGACGCCAGTTCGTGATCCAGACACGCTGGCCTCGAAGCAATATGCGACGTTCGTCGACCTGCTAAGTGAAGGCGAGATCGAAGGTTTTCCATCGGCCGCGGCCTATGCGCGCGATAGCGCTGACTACAACCGAGCATTGCTCAAGGATGTATTCCTGAACGGCACGCAGATTCTGCGTCAAGGCGCTGATGCGACAAATCCGCAGACGGCCGACTACAACTTCCAGAACGTCACGCTGCAGACCAGGTATGGCACGCAGGCGCAGACCTACATCCCCGGCTTCTCCGATATTGAACGGGAAAGCAGCGTTCAGGTGAAGGTCGAGCAGGCCACGCCGATCACACGCACCATCACCGACACCACAGTCGACG